TAATAAAGTTACTTTTGGCGATCCTAATATGAAGATCAGAAAGAATAACCCTAAAGCTAGAAAAAGTTATTTAGCTAGAAGTGGTGGAATTAAAACAAGTGGTCAAAAGACCTTATCAGCTAACTATTGGTCAAGAAAGGCATGGATGTAAATTATGAAAAAAGGTTATCATAGAACTAAAGATGGTCGAACTGCTAAAAAAGGTTTGTACTATTACATGAATAAAAGAAAAAAGGCAGGTACTAGTCGTAAAGGTAAAGGTACTGTATCTGACGTAGCTTTGAAAAGAGCATCTAAAACAGCCAAAGCTTAAACCGAATAGGATGTGATCTAACGATCATGATTTGATTTAATCAAATGGGATAGTGGTGGGTATTCAATTGACTAATATATTTAGTTCTACATATATTATATTTGTGTTATAGATATATTAACACTAATGATAAATAAATTATTTAGACTAGATATATTAAAGATAAATCTTTTAAATAGTTATTGTTTTAAAAGGTTAAATTTAGCTCTAAAAGTGATTACAAATCAATTGCTCTACCAACTGAGCTACAAGGGCAGTAAAAAAAAGCTTATATATAACGCCAAAATGAATTGCAATAGATTCGTTTTGGCTCTTTTTTTATGTCCGAAATGTAAGGTTTTTGCAAAATTTGTAGGAAAAAAGATAAATGAGAGATAAATGTGGCAAGATATATCAAGGATAATTGGGTCAAATGATTTCTAATTTACCTCAAAATAAGTCAAATGATTTATTGTAATAGTGTTATAAATTATGTATAACTATATTATAACCTATAAGGAGAGAGAAAATGGAACTAAATATAAGACCTGTTTATCTAAATGGTAAAAGAAGATATAGATGGAAATACATTGGTGATGATACAAAGCCAAAATCTATAACTAAGAACACATACAAAGAGTGCAAAGAAAAAGCTGAAGAAAAAATACAAGAAGTAGGCTTTACTAAATTTGACTCACAAGAAGTAACCCTTAACGAAGCTTATGAGTCTTTTTACAAAAGACTTAAATATAAAATTAGAGAGGGTGTTATTGAAGTTGGCCATGCAAAAGATTATGGTAGTTTTTACACTAATCACATTTTGCCATACTTTAGTAATGTAGATATTAGAAAAATAGGTGAGCAAGAGATTAATGGTTTTGTCAAATACTTAACTGACAAACTATTTAGTAATGATCTAAAAGCTAAAACTATTAGAAAAATATTTAATACTTTATCAGCTATTTTACAAAACCAAGTTGATCCACCAAATAGAAAAATAAAACGTAATATTTGCAAAGATGCTAATTGGATGACTATGGTTGTTACTAGTAGAACAAAACCAGAACGTATTGATTTTGACTTTTGGAACATGGATTTGATGAAAAAAATAATTCATAATATTCCAAGATATGAAGTTCAATTAATATGCAAAATCCTTTTAGAGTGTGCATTAAGGCCTAGTGAGGCTAGATGCTTAACCTTAGATGACTTGCTAAACTTTGATCCTAGTTCTAATTTACCACCAATTATTGATATTAATAAATCAGTTAAGAGTGGTACTAAAAAAATAGGTGATCCAAAAACTGATAATGGTTTTAGACAATTAGTAATTTCTAACGATTTAAGGGATGAAATTAACAAATATGTAAAAACCTTACCAAAGGACCAGAATTATCTATTTTTAGATAAAACTAACTCACCTATACGCCTAGAAGCCATTATTAGAGGCATAGACAAGAGTTTAAATAAATTAGACCTTACGCTACCAATTAAGCGTAAAGGGTACTTCTTTAGGCATTATACGGCTAGTTTTTGGGCTTATACGTCTAAATACAAGAACGCTATCGACTTAGCCAAAGCACTTGGAGATAAGTCAATAGATTTTGTCCAAGATAACTACATAGCTTTATATCTTAAAAGTGAGAAAGAAGTTGAAAACGTAGATTATCAAAACAAACACTTTAATTGGAAATAGAGAGAGATATATGACAACCAAAAATGATCTATACATCTATAGAGTTAATCATGGATGTAAGAGAGTAAAAAAATATAAATTAAGTACATTTATAAATAATGTAAATAAAGAATTATTTACTAAAAAATTTTTTATAAATGAAAAGGATGCTCAAGAACATATAAAGAAACAATAATTATTTATACCAATACTTATCGTAGTTCTCACTATTATAGAGAACTACATCCCATTCTATTTTTCGTTTAATACTTTTTTGTGCAAACTCCCTAGCTTCTTTTTCTAAAGCAAATATGGTGTTTGAAAAAAGAGTAAATTTATCTTTAGGTTTCCAAATTACAAAATACATAAAAAAAAAGGGGGAGATTTCTCTCCCCCTCTCATACACAACAAAATAAAAGATAAGTGGTTACAAAGCACTTATCAGTTGTTTTCACATTTTATTGACACTCACTTTTATAGTTACCCATATTGCTCTAATTTATAGAGGGAGCTGTTGGGTTATTATTAGGTGGAACGTCTTGACCTAACAATTCGTTTGCACCACTTGTAAAATAATCAAGTGGCTTTTTAAAATATCGACTAATTTTTAAAAGCTTAGTAGAGCTAATTCCATTTTGTCCTTTTTCATACTTTTGGATCTGTTGGAAAGTTACGCCGATTTGTTTTGCTAATTTAGTTTGAGTACACAATTTCTTTATTGGTCTTTTCCAAACATTTTTTGTTTCTCTATCAAAATGTTTGACAAAAATTTCATGATTTAATCTTGCTTCTTTAATTTTTTTTCCTATCTCTTTATTGAGTCTAGTTTCTTCTTCTGTTTTTTTGTAAGCTTTGTATGGTCTATTCATTCCTCTCTCCTTAAATTTGGCGGACAAGTAGCCTAGAGTTTTTTACAACTTTTAAGTTCATTATTAATTAGCCACTAGAATAAATGAATTTTGCATCTTCATTCTCTGTGCCAACAATTTGCCTATAAGTTTTGTCATACTTCTTTTTTGCATTTAATGTGTGAACACATTGACGACCTTTATTCTTCGCTGGTTTCATAATTTCGTCATGCAATTTTTGAAGTTTGGCATATCTTCTTATAAGACTATTACTTAAAGCCATCCTCTTTAGACTCCTCATCGTTAGTTAATTTAATTCTTGATTTGTCTAATTTTAAATCAAGAACTTTAACCCTAGCGTTTTCACTTGGGCTATTTGATAAATGTGCTTTTTCCACACTTTCAAATTCCTCATCGACCTTAAAATTGGCCTCATAAAAACTTTCTTTTACGACTTTGCTCATCGTCTTAAATCCATTGTTGAATAACTTTTATTAACTTTAAGCATTGAGATTTTTTCCAATTGATTATTACTTAACTCAATGTTTCTTTGTGCTTGATTGCTTTTGCTAATCAAATTTAGTTTGTATAATTCTGATATAATCGCACCAGCTCTAGCCCTAGAAAATTTAAACTTAGTAGAAATTTCTTTATAGGTTGGGCTATATTCATGTTGCTCAATAAACCTTTTAATAAATTTCAATACATCTAACTTAATTTGACTCAAATAGATTTGATGACCATTTCCATTTCCATTTCTAATTTTCATTCGTCTTTATCCTTAAATAAATTTGTTACGTTTTCTTGTGATTGCCTAATATCATGGCCATCTTCTTTTAAGGCTCTTAGGTAATTCAATAATTTTTTTAAATACCAAAGGCATTTTTCCAAATCCATAATGATACTATCAATCGAAGTTCCATGTTTTTGACCAAAACGAAAAAGGTGCTTTAGACCAGCACCCTTTAAGTAACCAATGTTTTCTTCATGTGTTTGTTGACTCAAGATCGCATCGCAAGTTTGGATTGCCTTTTTATAATGATCAGGATTTACACTTTCATTTTGCATTAGAACGGTGCTTCCTCTTGTTTGTTAGCGTTTGGTTCACTTAACTTGATACTAATATCAGGTTGGGTGTCTTTCGATTTATCGGTGTTTAACCAAGCCGCAGCTTGTTTAGGTTGACCATTGATAGTAGCTTTACCTGTGTAGTGTGGATATTTAGTACCAGGTTTATCGTTTTCTCTAGGTTGTCTTTTCCAAAGTGCGATTTGATTATCGTATTTATTGTCCATTAGATTTTCTTTCTTGTATTGTATTTTTTAGTTTGTTGTATTTATTAGCAACCTTAACGTCTTGAATAGGATCAAGATAAAGTTGTTCTAATTCTTTTGTGTATTCTTTTGATAAACTTTGAATACCTTGTTCAAATTTATTAATGCTAGTTGATAAGTTTGCTTGTTGCTCTAATTTACTAATCCATTCATTAGCAAATTCTTCAACATTAAATTGTTTAACAACTTCTTTTCCATTAGGTTTAGCAATTGGTTTTGTTTCTTTACCTTTTACAAAATCCTCAATTTCCTCTGCTGTTGCAATCTCATTACCCATAAATCCAAGTATAGATAATGCTCTACCAATACTAACTGTTTGTGCTTTTTCAAATTCTTTATCTCTATTGACCATCATTTTAGACTCACCAACACTTAATTCTTTGCCATCCAAAAATACACTTGCTCTAAATTTTGTAGAGCCATTGGCCAACTCACTACTAAATGTTAAAATTTGTAATCTATTTCCAAAATATTCTCTTACAAACTTAATACGATAAGGAACTGTTAAATATTCACCTTTTGCACCAAGCTTTACATAGTCGCTTTGTTTAATTCCATCTCTAAATTTTTGTATTGCACTTTCTAGTGTTTTTTCATTACTCATAAATCACCATCTCCTCTCATTTTTTTTAGTGGGTTGTTTATTCTCTCTAGTAATTCTTCTATTTTTTTATTCTTGTTTTGAATTTCGACTCTTAATTGACCATTCTTTTTTTGATGTGCTTCATTAATTTCTTCTAAATCCTTAACTCTTTCTCTTAATGGTTTTACAATCCCATTTGCTTCGTTAGTTGTTACAGATGTAGATTGATTATTGTAAGTATGACCACTTTGTGTTTGATTAGTTGGTTTAATATCAGGCATAATAACCTCTAAATCTTTCAATTAAGTCAGGCTCTATTCCATTCCACCAAAAACCATTTTTTCTTATTTCACTAAAGTCAGGCTTACATAGTAAAGCTAAAGTTTTTATATCGCCATTTGCTAGTTCTAATTTTTTTTCCCAACACATTTGATATAAAACTAATTCATCATAATATTTTTCTAAATTTTCTTTTCTTAATTCTATGCAATTATCAGGCGTAAAAATTATGTGGTCGCTATCACTAGCATAAGTTAAAAATGGAATATGTTTTGGTAATAGTTTTGAATATAAAGCGATTTGCAAACAATCACTATGAAAGGGTACTTTAGGGCATTTCTTTTTAGTATAAGAATATCCACTCTTAGTTTTTACTAAAGTTCCAAAAACATTTTTAATATCTCCAAAATGAGTCTCACCAATTAAATCTACATAAGCTAAAAAATAAGTTTTAATTCTTTGATCCCAATGTGTGTATTCTTTTTCATTTTCCCATTTTTGACTAGGTAATGATGCAATATTTGTTAAATGATTTATTGATAAAGCACTCATATTTTTGATAATATGCTCAAATTTTATTTTATCTTTTTCATTAATTGGCTCATACTTTCCAACTTTTTCTTTAAATTTTTCACTAGCTATTACATCTCCAACTTTTTTATTTTCACACAAAGACTCTTGCAAAACTTCATGTGATAAAGTTCCACCAATGAATGAGCAATTAGTAGGTAGGTTAGATTTTTCTTTAGGTGTTAGACAAACGTATCTGAAAAAACGTACATCGTCAGGGATTGTGTTTTGGCTTTTAGAAGTGTGTTTTAGGCCAAAATTTGTATAACATTCTCCAATTTGTCTTGGGCGATTCGTCATATACAAATCTTATACCCATATTATAAATTAATATCAACTATATTATAGATTATTTATAACAAAGATTATCGCCATTGATCGTCATTAGGATAGTTAGCTGCAGATATTCTTGATGAAGCTTCGATTGTGATATTTTTTGCAATAACATTAATAATTTCATCACTAATTATTGATTTATCTACAATGTCAAATGATCCATTTGATAAAGGTTTTAAAAAACCAACAAATAGTTTTTTGGTTTTTTTTTCTCTACTTATTGATAAACCATAAATAGCGTCATTTTCTATTTGAGTTAATGGTCTAAAATATCTTACGACACCTGATGAAGAACCTAATCTCATATAAATATATTGATAATTTTTCCATTTTTCTATTACGCTTAATTTATTACCATCTTTTTTTGTATAAGGTCTAACTTGGCCATTTTGTAAAAGTTCACCTAATCCACTTATGATTGTGTCTTTAGTAATAAAATATGAATTTGCAAGGATTGGTTGGGTAGTGAGTCCTCTACTATTAAAATATCTAGTTAAAAGTTCGGATAATTCTAATAACCCAAAATTACCAGGATCATCTTCTTTTTTATTAATTAACCTAGACCATTTTACTTTCCAATTTGAAAAATCTTTAGGATTTTTACCTAATGTATCTCTTAAAATTTGATCCCTAGATACATTGTGTATTTTTAACAATCTATCTAATTTATCTTTTTGAAACATTTTGTTATCGCTAAAATTATCTACACTATACATAGCACTCTCCTTTAATATTGTCCATTATCATTATGTTATAGCTATATTATAACATAAATAAATTGCAACATAATTATTTATAGTTATAACATTATTATCAATTATGAGCCTCAAAGAGATAAAATATCGTAATTTTAAAGCTAAAATCATTAAATTATCCAATAAACAAGCCAAAAAAGAGATGATCTATGGGTACTACAACCCAAACGAATCTACTATAGCGATTCAAGAAAATTTAGGAAAAATTTCTTATATTGACACTTTACTACATGAAATAGCTCATTTTATTGCCGATAAGTCAGCGATTCGTTTAAAAAATTTAGGTGAGGAGGGAGTCGCTACTTTTATAGGTAGTGAGTTTTGTAAAGTATTTTTACAAAATCCAAAACTAATCACTTTCATAAAAAGGAATTTATCAAAATGAAATCCTTTTTAATTTTAGTTTTATTAACTAGCCCAAACTTAACTTACGAAAAAATTTTAATAAAAAATTTTACTAATTGTGATGATGCTTTTGAAAGCAAAGCCACTTGGTATGACAACCCAAAATTTAAAGATGGTAATGGTGAGATCTGGGGATTTTATATTTATAACAACAAACCAATTGTTGCTTCTTATTGCCAAGACGAAAAAGGAAATTGGCTTTTATGAAAGAAGTAAAATTAGATTTATATGAATTGATGGCTAGTGCCAATAATGGCTTGACTAGAGTTTTTGAGTCAATGCGTTTAAATCAAGAGTGGGGTCATGGATATAAAAGTTCTTTAAATGAAAAAATTGCTAGATCAATAAGTGGTAGTGGAGCAGAGTTAGCTTGTTCAAAATTATTAGAAATAGAATTTACTTATCATGTCAATCATGGCAACAACCCTGATCTAATTTATCATGACTTGCATTTACAAATTCGTTGTCAAATGCCAAAAGAAAATAATGGTTTAATAATTAGACCCAAAGGTGCAAAGCCTAATGAAATTTATATTTTAGTAATTGATAAATCACCAATCTACGAAATTTGTGGCTTTATTAATTCAAGCCATGTTTTAGGAACAAATAAATATTTAACTAATTTAGGTAATGGGCGACCAAAGTGTCATTACATCCCTAAAGATATTTTAACCCCAATAGAGATTTTGCAAGATGGTAAATGGAATTAATCCAAACTTAATTAATATTTATGGCGACCAAAGGCTTTGTTGTAAGTGCAAAAAAAAAGCCGATGTGGTTGAGCAAGGTAAAGATTACTGTGCCGAACATTATTGTCAAAAATCTACAGGGCTTACTTTAGATCAATTAAAACAAGAAATGGAAAAGTTAAGGTTTAATAAGCATGATTAATTTTCCAAAAAAAAAATATAAAATTATCTACGCTGATCCACCCTGGACTTTTACATTTTGGAGTGAAAAAGCACAAAGAAAAGTTTCAAATCATTATCAATTAATGACAGCTAATGAAATTTACAATTTACCAGTCAGTAAAATTAGTGAGGAAAATTGTATTTTGTTTTTATGGGTTACTTATCCTAATTTATTAGAGGGTTTAGAAACTATTAAAAGGTGGGGATTTACCTACAAAACTTGTGGATTTAGTTGGATTAAAAAAAATAAAATCAAAGACAGTTTATTTTGGGGTATGGGATATTATACAAGATCAAATAATGAAATATGTTTATTAGCTACTAAAGGTAAGCCAAAAAGAATTTCTAGTAAAGTTCATCAAGTTGTCATTGATAAAATAAGAGAACACTCAAGAAAGCCTGATTGCATAAGGGATCGCATCGTTGAGTTATGTGGTGATGTTTCAAGAATTGAACTCTTTGCTAGACAAGATTTTACACACAAAGGTTGGGATCACTGGGGAAACGAACTAAATGAGTGAGAGAGAAAAACAAAATAATCTTTTTGGTCAAGAAGAATTAAAAGAAGATTGGCGAAAAGAGTGGGATGGTATGCCTGAGTTTGAGCAATATACAAAAGAGGCTTATCATAAAATAATAATAAGATTTGCAAGTGAGGAAGATTTGCAAGACTTCGCAAAAGTAATAGGGCAAGAACTAAATAATAAAACGAAAAGTATTTGGCATCCTAAACTTAAATTCCAAAACCATTTTAATAAAAGGTATGTCAAAGATGAATCCTAAACATCCAATATATGTGATTAGCAAAGGGCGTTGGGAAAGTCGATTAACTTCTAAAACGCTTGAAAGAATGGGAGTTCCTTATCATATCGTTGTTGAGCCACAAGAATACGATGAATATGCAAAAGTAATTGACCCTAAAAAAATTTATACTTTACCATTTTCTAATTTAGGTAAAGGCTCAATCCCTGCAAGAAATTGGGTTTGGGATCACTCTATAAGCATTGGTGCGAAAAAGCATTGGATCATAGATGACAATATTTATGATTTTTATAGATTAAATCGTAACGCTAAAAACATTGTTGAAAGTGGTGCAATCTTTAAGGCTGCGGAAGATTTTGTGGATCGTTACGAAAATGTCATGATAAGTGGATTTAACTATTGTAAGTTTTGTATAGCTAGTGAGAAATATCCACCTTATTTATTTAACACTAGAATTTATTCTACAATCTTAATTGACAATCGACTGGACCTACGTTGGAGAGGAAAATACAATGAGGACACAGATTTGTCTATAAGATGTCTTAAACTTGGTTATTGTACTTTACAATTTAACGCCTTTTTAAGTGAGAAAGCTACTACGATGCGATTAAAGGGTGGGAACACAGATTCAATCTATAAGAACGATGATTTAGACTATATGGATGGAGTAATGGCCAAATCAAAATCCTTGCAAGAGCAACACCCTGACGTTGCTAAAGTTGTGTGGCGTTTTAATCGGTGGCATCATTTCGTTGACTATAGCGTTTTTAAAAAAAATATTCCTATTAAGAAAAAAAATTTAGTAATACCGACTGGGGTGAATAATTATGGCATGGTTTTAAAAGAGGTGGCTATATGAGTTGGACTTTTGAAAAAGTCGATGTTGAACTTTTGGACAACCTTAACTTAAATAGTCATGAGAAACTTCTATTTATCCTTATAAGTAGATTTAAGAATGTTAAAAATGGAATTAACATTACTAACTCATATTTGATGAAAAGAACTGGGATTCAATCTAAAGTAACATTAAGGAAATATCTTGATCGTTTGGCTAACTTTGGCCTTGTAGCTAGGAATCAACCTCATTTCAAGAAGCCTAATAGATTTACTTTTGATAAAAACCAAATGCAAGAATTTATAAGAACTAATAATGGTAGGCGAAAAAAAATGTCTAAAATTATTAAAGCTACAAAATCACAACAAAAAAACTATTCACATAATATCAACATTGGGAAAGTTATACCTATTAAAAATAAACTTTAGGGGGTCAATTTTTGACCTATAGGGGTCAATTTTTGTACCTCTTATATAGAGATTAATTAATAGAAAATAATATTATATGGATCAAAATGAAAAAATAAAAAAGGTGTTGTCTAAATTTGTTAAAAATAGAAGTTTTAACTATAAACTAGCTAAAGACTCTAGAATTAAGAATAGAAAACAACATGATTTAAAAAAGCAAATAAAACTAAATCAAAAGAATTTATCTAAAGATCGTTTTAATGAATATTTAGATTCAATCTATAAGGCTCAAGATTCAACTAATATGTCAGATTCAACCTATAAGGCCAAAAATGATAACAAGTAGATTAACTATAGATCAACTAGATAGATTTCTTCAGGTCGCTTCATGGGTTGATAATAAACTACCAAATCCAATTCCAAAAAATTCTCCTAGTATGTTTAAGATCCTAGAATTACCAATAACAAAGGAACAATTAAAAAATTCGGACACACCTATTGCTAGACCAAAAATTATTCCAACTTCAAAACAATTAAGTATTTATGAGTTTATATTGCTTTTAATGATAGATACAAAGCCGAAGAATAGAGAACTTTTATATTTAAGGAACTTTCCTCATAGAAAATCTTATAGGGCTTTAAAACGGCTCTATTTAGATTGTAGCCATGAAAAACTACGCTATCTATACAATAGAGCCTTAATTGATACTTGTGAAATAGCTAACAAGAACCTTAAAAAATACTTATAAAACGCTTAAAGTATCTTTAATAGTAACTTTAGCAATTGAATCCTCTTTAGGCTTAATTTTAATTAATAATCCTAATCTATGTTGATTATGGACAACCTCATCAAGTTGGTCGTCTAAATCCTCACAATGCTTACTTATGATAGATTCTAATTTATCTTGTGGAATAGCTTTTAAAATATCGCTTAACATACTTTCCACAAATTGTTCATGTTCACCATCACAAGCATCATCAAGAATATCAATTGCAAAATCATAATATTCTTTTTGATCACCTTGCCAAACTCCATCCTTATTAAATAAATCATTACTCATGTTATTTTCTCCTCTCATTGTTAAAATGTTCTATAATCTCATTAGTTGCCATTATACCTAAATAAGCAAATAAGCCTATAATAGATAATCCAAATAATACGAATATTAGCATTGTTTAGCCTCTAAATTAGAAATTATTTCAATTTTAGTGACTCTTATTGGTCTATTTCTATCATCATAAACTACAGGCTCAATACCTTTTAACTTATAATCTTCAAACTTTTTAAGAGCATTTTTAAGCTTTTCTTTAGCTTCAACAAAATTTAAATTATTTTTTTCATAATAAAAAAATGTTTTACTTAAATTTTGGGTTGTAACTTTTAAACAATAATTCATTTCTTTCTCTCTTTGTTGTAATGTTGTTTTATTGGAAATTGCCAAATATTAGAAACTTGTCTTATTGGTTTCTTGACTTTTGGCATCAATCCTAATTCTCCAAAACCTACAAAAGAGAACATAGGCCTCTCATTGTAGGTCTTAGAGAATAATTTATAGATGTTTAAGTTTTTAGCTTTAGCCATTAAAGACTCTCACAATCTAAAAGTTTGTTGAATTGATTAGTTCCCATTTTGAAAAAATTAGCTTCATGATCATCATTTAAGAATTTTTGAAGCTTCTTTCCTTGACTTACACAAGTATCAAAAATTTTTTTGGCTCTTATGGAGTCTTGACTATAACCACAATCATTACAAAAATCCTCAAAACCATTCAAAGTAACTAACCAATCACTTTTTAGACAATCTAAAACACTTGAGGCTTTAGGCTCTCCATTGATTCCTACACCTTGACTAAAAAATAGAGTCATTCGTTTGTGGCCATATCTAGTGTCTAAATGATTACCTCTAAGCTTGTACTTTCTTTTCAAAGTAACTTTATAATGATTCATTCTTGAAGATTCCAACTCACTCATTAATGGATTTGAATCGCTAAACTCACAATGAATAGAAATTTTATTTTCTTTGATAAAATTTTCTATTGTGTTTTGTTTTTCTAAGTTTTTAAATGTTTGCTCAACAATATTTGAACACTCATTTAATGATTGTTTGTCTTGTTCTCTTGTCATGTTTTCCTCTCTATTAATGTTATACATAAGTTATAACATTATTATATTGATTCTATGTTAGAGTCAATTGCTTACATTATTAATTTGACAAGTTGCCAATTTTAAAGGATTTATTGAATATACTAGATATAGGTATATCTTTTCATTTTAGGTCTTATCTAGTGGTTTAGGTTAATTTAGCCCTATTTTTCTTTATCTTTTCTCTCTCTCTCATATCATTAATAGGGCTAACTAACGCTAATTTTAAGCGAATCGCATACAAAATTTAAAAAATATAGGACCAGTAAAGGTAAAAATGGCAAATAAAACAAAGTATTCTAAGGCATTAATTAAGGAGATTATGAGTGAACTAGCTATCGGCCATTCAATTAGACAAGTTCTTAGTAAAGATAATAGGCCATGTTGGGAAACTTTTCGGACTTGGTTGAACAAGGATGATTCATTAAGAAATGAATATGCACAAGCTAAACAAGACGGAATTGAATATTTATTATCGGATGCACAAGATTTAATTAATGAATCTTTAGCAAATAGTAAGCTAAAAGAAAAAACAGATTTAGGGCAAACTCATTTAGTCAAAGCTTATATTGATTTAGCTAAGTGGAAAAGTGAACGATTATCGCCTAAGATTTATCAAAAAAAGGACTCAATGGCGTTGAATTTCGATAAAAATACGCCTTTAGTGGTCAAGTGGTCAAACTCTTAATTGTAATATTTATATTGGTTTTATTAAGTTATTTAATAAATCATCCATTTATTGCATGAAACTAGCACATCAATAGTTATAGTTATTGCAAAAAATACATTAGAATCGTTACAAAGTAGAACTAACTAGATAAATAAAAGATAAAT